GACGACATCGGCCGACTGGTCGTACCGGATCAAGTCGAGATCTTCCGCGCCATAGGGCGTCGTGACTTCGACCGTCCCGCTGTCCCCGATCGCCAGTGACCCAACGATCCGGTCTACCGTGGCGGACGATTGCAACGTGACCCAGAAATTCCCCGATGGCGTGAACGCGAGATTGTGGTAGCCGGTTCCGAGCATCGTCTCGCGGACATAGTCGTCGTCACGCTGGGTCGAGCCGACCCGCATCGTGATCGGGCCGCGATCGATCCTGATCGCGAGCGAATGTTCTGTGCCGGTATCCGAGACGATGACGCGCTTCTCGGCGCGAGCAAGCGCCCCGATGGATGAGGCATTAAAGATGCGCCGCCCACCCGCCGTCGTGACCTGCGAGGGAGCAACGGACGTAAACATCTCGACTTCGGCAAGCTGTGTCGTATTTACGCTGCCGTTGTTCGCCGTGATGTTGAACCGCCAATAGCGTGCCGCCGTTGCCCCAGTGTCGGCAAGGGCATAGGAGCGCTTTTCCGAGACCGACCAGCCAGTCTGAGAGGAACGCGTTTCTTCAGTCGTCCATGAACTGCCGTCCGGACTGCGTTGGAATTGCCAAGCGCTGGGCGTGCAAATGAGCGCACTGGGATCATCGACGGCCCGCACCGAATAGGTCTTGACGGCCTGGTTCGTACCGAAATCAACCTGCCAGGTGGTCGTTGCTCCGGTATCGACCCATCGCGTCGTATTGTCGTCATCGGCAGCCTGCCATGCAGGGAACGACGTACCGAATGGCTGTGACGAAGATATGGTGACGCCGCTTGTCGTCGCGCCCGTCATCGTCGGGATCTGATCGGTCGGCGCGGTAGCGACGATCCCGCCCGTCGACGTATTCGACCATCCGGTGTCCGTCAGCGTCAACGTCGTGTCGACCTTCGGCCTTCCAAGCAGTTCGTCATTGATCCAGATGCGCATCTTCTGGCTGGTCATCTCCAGCAGCGCTGCATCGTCGGTCGCGGCGATGAACTCCAGCCACTGCGCTCCGGTGTCGCTGAAACTGGAGCCGAGGTGCTTCGAGCCTGGGCGCAGCCGCATTGCGCCTTGACTCTTCGGGAGGAAGTTCGTGTAAATCTCAGCCGACAGCCGCGTGCGGTCGAGATCAACTCGGGCGAGTGCTTTAGGGGATAAAATCCCGCGGTTGAAGGCGAGGAATCCGATGTTGCCTCTGCTCACGACCACTCACCTCCTTTCCGCTTCGCGGGCCAAAGACATCACAGGCCAGACCTTCGGGCGTCTCATTGTGGTGGAACCGCTCTATTCAAAGCCCAACCGCGGGATTTTCTGGCGTTGCCGCTGCGTGTGCGGCGCGGAAACGGTTGCTCGCGGAAATCAGCTCAGACGCGGCGCGAAGATTTCTTGCGGCTGCGCCAAGGCCCGGCATGGCCAGTCCGGGAACGGCAAGGACAGGCAGCGCACGCCGACCTATATTTCATGGCAGACCATGATGGCGCGGCGCGCTTCTATCGTCTGCGAGCGCTGGCGCACGTTTGAGAACTTCCTCGCCGACATGGGCGAACGGCCGGCGGGCGCCGCTCTCGAGCGCTGGCCGAACAACAGCGGCGATTACAAGCCGGGCAACTGCCGCTGGAAGCGGAAATTCCTAGCCGATCAGTGAGCCGCGATTGCCGCGGTCGCGCCGACCACCGCCGAAGCGGCCCGCCCGCGCCGAATTCCATGATCCCATTGGCGCGAATTTGGGCTGATTCTCGTTCATCGCGTCATGATTGAGCGCCGTCCGCCGCGCCTTGTCGCGGTCCTTCTTCACATCGTCGACTTTGCTCTGCTCGATCTTGTAGGCAATCCGCGCGGCCAATTCCAACTCGATGAAGCGCCGGAACGACGCCGTCCACCGCGTCAGTTCCAGACCCATCCCGGTATCATTGCTGACGTACCGCACATAGATCGGCGTATTGTCCGCCGACCAGAACGTCTGGTCGTCGTAGTAGTGGAGTAGCGGGAGCGAGAAGAACTCGTCTTCCGAGACACCGACGGTACGTACCCAGTCAGCCGGCTTGGCGAACACTTTGTGGAAGCCGAACGCAGGCATCACGCCGGTGTCGGCGTCGGCCCGGATGGTCTCCGTCGCGAAGTTCCAGGATCCGGCTTCCAGCGCCTCCTGGAGCACCTCGGGCCACGCGGCGGTCAACAGCCGGCCGGCTTCGACCGGCTCGCCGGTGTCTTCCAGCGGCCGGTGGCCGAGCTCGCGCAGGGTCGCGTTCCAGACCGAGAGCTTGACCGCCATGTCAGGCCATTGCCTTCTCTGCCTCGGTTTTCTCGATCCAGTCCTTGGCCAGTTCCTTGGTAGCCGCCGTCGCGACAATCTGATTGTCGGACTTGCGGATGACGTCAACCGCCTTCTTGGCGCCGTTCCAGCGGGTGCGGAAGCGCTTAGTCTCCACCGCCTTGATCCCGAAATATTCTGGCTGCTGGTTAAGCTGGACGGCGAGCGCACGCTCCAGGACGGCGCGAACATAAAGTTCGGCGTAATGTGCATGATCTTCGGTTCGCAACTGAATGATCGATCCCGCCCAATCTTTGCCGGGGACGCCGGTCATCGTACTGCCCTTGAGCTTGTGGGCGTGATGCGCCCAGTATTCCGGCCGCAACGCATCCTCGATCGTATGCCCCTGGGGCTGCACGACCTGGATCGTACCGAAATCGCCTTCGGTCCCGATGGGCTTGAAATAGCTATCTGCTGCGGGCAACGCATTGGGCGGCGTTTCGTCTGCCATGGATAATCCTTTCCTGAAAGATAGGTGGCAGAGCGGCCGTAGCCGCCCGCCATGCGCAAGTTAGTTGGTGTCGCCGATCAGCGTTGCCGGACCGACGGTGCCCTGCGACGTGCCGGTGTCCTGGATAGGAGCAAAGGCCGAGCCGTAGACGAGATGGTTAGTGAGACCGTTGTTGGCGGAGATGAAGATGAAATCTCCGCTGTCAACGCCCATGTCGCCAGCAGGGCCAAAGTAACCGGCGACATCCTGAATGTCGGCGATTGCTCCGGTATCGGTGTAGGCCCACACCTTGAAGCCGGTGATCCCCTGAGAGATCAGCTTCATGTTGTTCTTGACGAAGGAACTCATTGTTCAAGCCCTCCCTCAGATTGCCGAGCCGTCGTGCAGGACCTGCACGATGCCGCTGGTTTGCAGGACCTTGGCGCCGGTAAAGGACGACGCGCGGGCGTAGGAATAGTCCTGCTCGTCGTCATAGCCGATCGCCGTGTTGAGACCCTCGCCGTTGTCGAATGCGCTACCAATCGCGTCCTGGTGGTAGAAGTAGCACTTCTCCGATGCGGTGCCCTTGCCCGTGAGTCGATGGTGGGTGATCCAGTTGAATCCTCCCCAGCGCTTGACGCGGACGTTCGCCCCGGTCAGGGGTTTCATGTCCACGTAGTCGGCCGAGTTGAACTCGTTGATCTGACCCAGATAGCCCATGAAGGCGTCGGTTACGACCGCCCACATCTTGTCATATTCCTCGACGGGAACCTCAGCTTCGCCGAGGGTCACGAGAGCTTTCTTGACAAGCTGGAGCGATGCCGTTGTAGCCGCCCCGAGGTTCACGGTCGCCCCCGCATCAAGTTGGTCGATGATGTCCTTATCGACGCGGCGATTCATGACGCGGAGCGTGGTCCGCTGCATCAAGGCACGCTGGTCGCCTTGGCTGATGAAGATGTTGAACCGGGTCTTGCGGACCAGGTCATGGAACTCCGTCAGCGGACAAGTGTACTGCGTCATGTCGTCGGCGCGAGCCGGGATCAGGCCGTTGAGGCCACGCGTGACGGCGCTGGCATTGCCAGACCCCGCCACGAGAAAGATCGCGGACTGTCCTTTGATGACCGACTCGGTGGTGGTGGTCTGACGGAGCCACGACATTCCTTCTTCGAAAGTCGCAATCAGCTCCTGCCGGTATTGTACTTGGGGTGCGTTGTCTGCCATTGCGGCATCCCTTTGATCTGAGATGCCGTCCGTTCCGGGTGCCCCTTTACGATCCGCGCGCGAGGTGGCCCGAAGGCTTCGCCGCCTTGACCCGAGAGGTCGTCACAAACGGTTGTGGATGGAAACCTGTCCGTCCGGCGCGGAGTGGCCCGAAGGCTTCGCGCTGAAGCTTGGACAAGCGGTTTATCGGCCTTTCGACCGAATCTTGTCGCGGGCGCCGAGCAGTT